CAAATCTCAAATAATCTATCAGGCATTTCGACACCATTTGAGTTGTATCGTAATTCTATCTTGTGAGCATAACCACGTCTAATAACTTCTTCTAATAATGTATAATGCTCTTCAATGATAGTAGATTCGCCTCCAGCAAAATATAACTGATACATATGAGGAATCTGTTCATATAACTGATCCCAAAATGTAGGATTGTTCTTATGCCAGTTGTACCCTGCTCCGTGTACTTTTCCTTTGTTTTGCCAGCTCATTGATTCTTTCAATATAGGATTTTTAATTTTAGGATAAACGTCTAACCAATCTTTTACCCATAATGAACTATCGTGTGGTGAACACATAATACATTTTAAATTACATTTAGATCCCATACGCAAATCTAAGTATCTAATCTTAGGTGGTATTGATCCATCTTCTTTTGTTTCACCGATAATTTCATTTATATCATATCTATTCAACCAGTATTCAGTTTCCCACATACGTTTACTCATATGTCCTGCATCTTCTTCTTTAAAACATTTTAAACAAGCTGGTGGCTTTTGCCCACTTAACATTTGCTTACGAACATTTTTCATATAGCTGTTATTCCACGAACTCATTAAATCTGCATTATTTAAATTTGCTGGTTTACCATCTTCTCTACGTAATACACCTACTTGACCTCCGTGCTTTTTATCATTTGTAGCACCCACAGAACTTGCGTTAGCTGTACAGCATACTCGCATATTTCCGTCAGGCCTTGTTGACAAGTGCATCCAAGGTAAAGCACAAAACGTTTTTGATGGTAATTTTGTTCTATCAGTCATCTTTTACAATATTTATTTGTATTTTTACTAGTTAAACTGCTCGGCAAATGGGTCAAATTCTTTTCCACATTTCATTGAGCATACTTTTAATTTTCCATTACTGCAACCGTCGATATTCCAGCTTTTTTCAATAGAGTCAAATATTCCAGTATTAAAAACCTTATCTAAACCATTTTTAGCGTCAAGCATCTGCTTTCCTCCTACATCATCTATATGATTCCATATCTGTTCTACTTTAGGATCTTTATGCCACCATTTATACATTCTGCCTGCTGTCCAACAACAAGGTAATGCAAGTCCTTCTGCACTAATATATAAACTGCCTTCATCTTTTACTTTACACCATACAGGTACTTTATCATAATAGTTGTCCATTGATCCGTATTTTTGTAGTAAGGCTCCTTGTTTAGTTAATGCTTTATTCTGATACTTTTTATCGGGTTTTTTTAATTCCTGTGTATCTTTACCTTTACGGTTTACTGCTTGATGAGATTGTTTAGCTTCACTTGTAGTTGTAATAAATCTACCTGTCTTTTTTGCTTGAAATTTGTGTACACCAATAGACTCTGCGTATTGTCTTGCTTCTTCTACTTGATGTTGATTGTGTTCAAAAATTAAGTAATCCCATCTAACTTTTCCACCACCTTCTATATAAGCTCTCATCGACTGGTCAACTATATCCCAATTTACATTTTGTCTATATAAGTGATTTGTATCTTTCAAGCCATCAACACTAAAAGTTACATCTCCGTTATTGCCAATTACTTTTGCTAACTCTCTCCACCACTCAGGCTTTTTAGCACCACCGTTAGTATGCATATTCAACCATATATTTGGATTGTGTTGTCTGAAGTAATCAAATACTTCTAATGTATCTGTCGCAATAACAGGATCTCCCAAGTTACCACACATATACATTTTCTTTAATTGTGATACGAATTCAGGTGTAAAAATTCTTTTACAATCTTGTAACGTTAGTTCATCTAGCTTGATATGTGGATTGAGTGCACCGCCATTCTGGTTCCTGTCGCACATCGGACAAGCGGCCTGACACTTTTGGGTTATTTCTAAGTGTATTGTTTTTATTTGTTCTATTGTATACATCTAACATTATTTAATGCCGATTCTCATATAGCGAGAATACTTGTCTAAATAAAGTTCGCCCTGGAATAGCACTTCTTTCATAGGTGTAATACTTTTAAAATGTTTCAGAGTTTTTGAGCAATTTACGTGTTCTGTTAGCTCAGTATAGTTATTAGATTGTAGTACAAGTATTTTTCCTTCAGGTATTTTATCATACCAAGTATCAAAGTCTGGAATATGTTCACAGCTTGTATTGATAACAGTATCAGCAACTTCAGTTAATTCAACTATTGTGCCATCTTTCTTTTTGGTATTAAAAGTCCAACCCCAATCATTGTACTGGATATCCATAATATCGGCCGTTGTAGCTTTAAACTTCCAATCTTCCATAATCCAAGGCTTGTTGAATATTTCAGCAATCTTCCAACAACTATCATCAATATCAAAACTTCTTACTTTATCTAATTTTATTCTATGATTTTCAAACAGCAAAGTTGCCAATGTAGCATACCAACCGGCACATAAAAATACTGTACCTAAATTTAAATCAAGTTTTGATAGTTCTTTTACTAACCAGGCTTTGCTCTGCATCTGACTTTGGGCAAAACAATCTTCATTTATTTTCATATCTTCATTGTAGAAGAATTTTAAAGATGTGGCAAGTCTAGTATTACAATATTTTTCTAATAATCTCCACAAGCTTTGATAATTGTCTTCACAGATAACTTTACGAAAATCTTCCTTGTTATCACTTTCTACTACTCTAAAGATACTATGTAAATCCCTATCAACATAAGCTCTACGCATATCCATAATAATAGAATTGTTTGGATATAATTTTTCAAATCTATCAAGTATTTCGTGTATCTTCATTGAACTTCTTTTCTAACCAATCAAAATCATTTATTAAGTTTAATTGTTCTAAATTGTCTTTGTTATCTAGTCCCCATTGTCTTCCTGCTTTTGCACCAGCAATAGCATAATTTCCAAACTCATTTTCTTCTCCTTTAGTACACCATATATCTAATCTTGCATTTGTTTCATCGTCTTTCTGTTCTTCGATTATTTTACTTGCTAATTTTGTACATTCTCTAAAAGCACTCTTCCAAGTATTAAATGGATCAGTATTAAATCTTGTTGTATTACTGACAGGTGGCATTGGCTTAAATTTTTTTGCACCACCTACAGAACTAGTAAAATCTATTTTCCAATCTGTAGCATCACGTAAAGTGTAAGTCGGAAATAATTTTACACCACCATAACCATATATCAAATCATTGATTGGGTTACGACAACGCCATACGTGAATTTTATCTAAATCCCATTTGTTTGGTTTATAAGTTAAATCAAAATTATCATCTAAATCTGCATCAGCATCTACAACATAAAACATTTCAGTATAGGCCTGTTCAGCACATTTTTTGTGAGCATTAAAAATACCTTTAACTCCTTGCACTCTTCTAGCCCACGGAAACTTATATTTTAAATTTTTAAAAGTCTCGTCGGCGTAATGCTCTTTATAACTTAGATGAAATATATCGTATGACATTAAGCACGGGTTTCTTCTATCTTATCAATTAATCCAAAGTCTATGGCTTGTTGAGCTGTCATAAAATTATCTCTTTCCATAGCTTGTTCGATTGTTTTAAGATCCTTTCCTGTATGCTTGACGTATAGCTGATTCAATGTTGCTTTAGTATCTAATATATCTTTTGCGTGAATCTCTATATCTGTTGCTTGTCCTCTAAAACCACCTGATGGTTGATGTATCATTATTTTGCTATGAGGTAATGCAATTCTTTTACCTTTTGCACCTGCCATTAATAATAGTGATCCGGCACTAGCGGCTTGTCCAATACATACAGTCGAGATATCTGGTTTGATATATTGCATAGTATCATACATAGCTAAACCTGATGTTACAACTCCGCCTGGAGAATTAATGTACATAAAGATATCTTTTTTAGGATCTTGTGATTCTAAAAATAATAATTGGGCACAAACTACACTTGAAACTGAGTCATCAATAGGACCAGTTACAAATACAATTCTTTCTTTTAAAAGTCTTGAGTAGATATCATAACTTCTCTCGCCTCTTGAAGTTTGATCTACTACCATTGGAATTAAATTACTCATATGTATATAATACTACCCTTTCCTAAATTTGTCAAATGTTTAATATTAATCTTGCTTCTTCACTCATCATTTCTGGACCAAAAGGTGGATCAAAAGTGGTAATAATCATACACTCGTCTACTCCTTCGGCTCTTTCAGTTTCCATCTTGATATCTTCAATTATCTGATCAGCGGCTGGACAAAATACTGAAGTAAGTGTATGGGTAATTGTTACTTTTGGTAATTCACTTACATCAATATTATAAATCAATCCAAGATCATAAATGTTTATTGATATTTCTGGATCAAATACTGTTCTTAAGTTTTTAATAATTTCTTCTTTTACTTCATTGCTCATATTGATTCAACCCTGTTTACTTCAGGTACAAAATGTTTTAACATATTTTCAATACCATTTTTAAGTGTCATTGTGGAACTTGGACAACCTGAACAGGCTCCAAACATCTGCAAGTATACAACTCCACGTTCATAGCTATGAAAAATAATATCACCACCATCTTGAGCAA